GTCATTATCGCCGCCTTAAAGGGAGTAAAGTGATTATCGCCGCTTTTGAAGGGGGTGGTGTGATGTGGAGTGGATAGGGCCTGTCAAGGACTTTTGGTGGCTGCTGGGGGTCCTCATCGCGATACTCGCCACGCTGTGGCGCATGGCAATCCGTACAAATGAAAGCAAGGAGAGTTTGCGACAGGTGGCAACAAACAAAGAGGCAATAGAAAAACTGCAGGGCGAAATGACCACGCTTAAGGCAGACATCAAGGACATCAAGAAGGACACCTCGCGCACGGCTGCCGATGTGTCGGCCATCCTGTCTGCAGTGCAGTCGCTGATGCTCGGGTGCGACACAGCGGCGCGAGAGAAGTTTAACGATTACCTGGCGAAACGATGATAAGGAGAGAAATAATGGAACAGAACAGATTCAAATCCCCCGTAGTCTGGGCGGCTCTTGTCGCTCAAATCCTGAGCATCCTGGTGCTGCTGGATGTGATTGCGCCCACGCAGAGCGAGACGATCAACGCTGTTGTTGCCGCTGTGCTCCAGATGCTCGTGGCGTTTGGCGTGCTCAATTCGCCCACATCGGCTGACAAGTTTTGAATTATCGGCAAACGTACCCGCCCGGAAGTTACAACTTTCTGACCTCAACTTCAAAAACTTCATAACGCGCAGAGTTTTTGACTTGCGCTTCAAAAACTTCGCCGCTCCCGCTTGGGGGCGGTTTTTTGTGTTCAAAGTCAAAAACTCCCAGCTGGATAGTGCTATTTCGCGTTTTAAGGCACTTTCCTTGCGTTTGGTATTCAGACAGGCAAATACACGCACATCGTGCTGGAACGCCTACAATGTGCCTTAAACGGGCGGGATTGGCATTGCTGTGGGGCCGTGTCGGTTGTATCTGACAGAATCGGGTCCGGGGCGGGTTGTGTCGGGTGTGGGTGACGGGATGGACGTGGGAGTATCGGTCTGGCGTTGTGCAACATTACTAAAAACGAACCACAATGATTGGTTAGTATTACCCATTTATAGGGTATGCAGCCCGTGGTATACTCTGGATATCAAAAAGCAGAGGTGGTGAGAAAGTGAAGTTACGGGCAATAAAACGGGCCGATAGGCCGAACCCAACTGCGTATACCCTGGCTATTGGCAGCGCTGAGGCCAGGGAGGCCGGGCTGATCGGGAACAAAGGCGAACTGTACGAAGTCGAGAAAACGGTTAAGGCTGGCGTGCTGGTGGTTACACGCAAAGGCCGCGAGGAAGCGGCGGGGAACGAGAGGAGGACGACATGACGCGGACCTGCAGCGAGGCGGCCTTGGCCTTTGCAGGAAGTTGAAAGGGGTACCGCAATGAACAAAAAGAAAGAGGCCGCCCTGCTGGCACAGGAACGACCTCAGGCCCAGACAATTGAACCCACCAACAATGTAGACCAAACCCCGGAAGATGTCAATCCGCATAATGCTCTGCGTGAGCTTCGATTAGGAAGAGAGATCCCCGCCGCCGACATGGTGGCCGTGGTATCGAAACTCTACCCTGGCTATGACAAACCCCTGCAGAGCAAGTGCGAACGCAGCCACTACTACGGCGTCCAGATTTGCAACGACGCCATGAATGCGCTGTACAAGGTCTTTTCGCCGGAAAAAGCCACGACACCAAAGAAACCTGACATCCGCACCAACCCCTGCCGACTGGTCGTCCGGGTGAGCGTTGAGGACTACAACCTGCTGATGGACCAGCAAAGAGCCGAGGGGTTCAGCACCACCCAGGACTGGCTGTATAGCCACCTCAAGAAATACTTGAAAGCAAAAGGAGCATACACATGATTCGCAAGCCTGATGAAATCCAGAACACGGATAAGAAAATCCGCATCCTGATCGCCGGCTACCCCGGCATTGGCAAAAGCACCCTGGGGCTGTCCGCCCCCCGTGCCCTGCACATCGACATCGACTTCGGCATCGACCGCATCGAACCCCAGTACCGCCGCGACTACATCCAGCCGGCCACCTACGAGGAAGTGCTTGGCGACCTCAAGCCCGAGAACCTGGGCAGCTACGACAGCCTGGTCTTTGATACCGGCGGCAAGCTGATTGACCTGATGAAGCCCTGGGCCATCAAGAACGACCCCAAGAACGGCAAGCGTGACGGCAGCCTGAGCCTGCAGGGCTATGGCGTGGTCGGCCGCGAGTTCGTCCGGCTGATGGACTACTGCTTCTACGAGCTGCAAAAGCACGTGGTAGTGATCTTCCACGCGGTCGAGGAAAAGGACGGCGAGAACACGCGGCTTCGCCTGATGGTGGAAGGCCAGACCAAGAACAACGTCTGGATTCCCATGGACCTGGGCGGCTTTATGGAAATGTTTGGCAATGACCGCACCCTTGGCCTCAGCAACTGTGAGCGCTACTACGCCAAGGGCACCCGCGGCATCAGCGGCGTGCTGAAGATCCCCGCACTGGCGCCCGGACGCGCCAACGACTTCCTGGCGAAGCTGTTCGAACAATACAACCAGAAGAGCGAGGCCGAGGTAGCCGCCCTCAAGGAGCAGGAAGCCGCCTACGAGAGCGCGATGGATCAGGGCCGCGCCATCATCAGACAGGTGGTGGACGCTGTCAGCGCCAACCACATGGCCAAGGCCATGGCCAAGCTCAAGCACGCGCTGACCAGCAAGGATGAGATCGGCGACGAATGGAAGGCCAAAATCGCCGAACTGGGGCTGGTATTTGATAAAAAGACCAAGCTGTACACCGAGCCGGAAGCGTCCGAAGAACAGGAGGCCTGACATGGCGCTGCTGATGAAATGCGGCCATGTGGCCAACGCCGAGCGCGTCCTTGAGGACGGCAGCAGGATCCCCTGCTGCGCCATCTGCAACGGCTTCAAGGACGGAGCCGAGGAGGTGGAACGCGAGTGCACCGGCACCGATGGGCTGGAAGGACGAAAGGCGCGCTGTGTATATGCCTCACCGCGCCCGGGCGACAAATGCAAGGGCGAAGTCGCTTCCAACTGGGAGCTCCCCTTCTTCGAATACCGGCCCAGCGACTCCCATGACAAATACTACTGCGGCTGCTGGGGGTGGGATTGATGGATGACAAGCGCTTCATGGTGACCCACTCCCTGCTGAACAGCTGGAGCTATGCGCTCAAGGAAAACCCCTACGAGGACATGACCAGCGAGCGTGACCCGATGGCGGACTTTCTGGCCACCCTGCGCAGAGAACCCATCCCCACCAGCGAAGCGATGCAGAACGGCATCGATTTTGAGGACCTGGTGACCGCCGTCCTCAAGGGCACGGCGGACCCCGGCCACCGTTGGTATAACGCCGCCAGCGAGGTTGCAACGCTCATAAAAGGCGCTCAGCTTCAGCACAAGGCCAGCCGCACGGTGCGCATCGCAGGCAGGGACGTATTCCTCTACGGGCGGCTGGACGCGCTGAAAGCCGGCATCATCTACGACATCAAGTTTACGAGCAGCTACGACGCGGGCAAGTACTATGACAGCACCCAGCACCCCATGTACCTGGCGATCATGCCGGAAGCCTACGGCTTCACCTATCTGGCCAGCAACGGCACCAACGTCTGGCCGGAGCACTACCGCAGGGATGAAACGCCGGACATCATCCAGACCATCCAGCACTTCTACGCCTGGCTGGACGGACAGGGCCTGACGCAGGTCTATCTGGACCACTGGGAGGCGCGGGCATGAAAGGCCGGCTGAAGGACCTGACGATCGGGCTGGACGGCGTGCAGAACGTCACGGTGGCTATCCTGGGCGACTTCCGGGAGGAATACAAAAAGCTCAAGGATCAACCTGTGGACATTGCCATCAAGAAGCACCGCGCACTGCGCAGCCGTGACGCGAATGCATATTGCTGGGTCCTCATCGGCAAAATTGCCGAATCCACTAACCCGCCCATGGATAAAGATGCCGTTTACCTGGACATGCTTCAGCACTATGGCCAAGGCGGACAGGTGGCTATCCCAACTGCCCAGTTTCACCTTATCAGCCGGGAGCTGGACTACTACGAAATCCTGGGCGAAGGCCACGAACACGGAATCCCTGTGACTTATGTGCACATGTGGGTGGGCAGTTCTAAGTACGACAGCAAGGAAATGGCCACCTTCATTGACGGAATCATCCAGGAAGCCCGGGACTTGGGCATTGACACCGACACCCCCGAAGAGATCATACGATTTAAAGAAAGGTGGGCCGGGAAATGACCATCACTTGTGACTACTGCGGCCGGCCTGCTCAGTTCACCGACAGCGCTGTGGTCTACGGCCGCAGCTACGGAATGATTTACTACTGCGCCCCCTGCCGGGCCTGGGTGGGCGTGCACAAAGGCACCACAAAGCCCCTGGGACGCCTGGCCAATCACGAACTCCGGGAATGGAAAAAGGCTGCCCATGCCGCCTTTGACCCGCTCTGGCAAGGGGGCCGGATGAAACGGAACGCCGCCTATGCCTGGCTGGCCCAAAAGCTGGGCATCCCCGAAAAACAAGCGCACATCGGCATGTTCGATGTATGGCAATGTCAGCAGGTCGTTAGGATCTGCACCAACGAAAGGAGTTAGACCATGGAAAACACCAACCCCACCCCCATCTTGCAGCTTCGCCAGGACGACGTGGTGGCCATCCCCTTGGAGCGCTACGAGGAGCTGATTGAGTTTGAGACCCGCCTGGGCATGCTGCGCAAAATGCGCTTCATCGAAGTGGTTCAGAACAACAGCACCTACATCCAGTCCGGGGACTTCGTGCTCGGCGGGATGGTCCTCGAAGCCCTGCTGTCCAACCAAGACAAGGCCAAACAGCCCCAGGAGGCCGCCGATGGTTAAGGCCGGCATCACCAATGACATGGTTTCCGCTTACAACAGCGGGATGACAGTGTCTCAGGTGGCTAACCAGTACGGCATCAGCACGGGAAAAGCCTACTACCTGCTTCGTGATGCTGGTTGCGTGTTCCGGCCCAAAGGTGCAGGCAAAGGATTTGTGATGCCAATGGAAGCACGATTGAAGATTGCCGAAGCACAACGAGGCCGGGTGCGCACTGCTTCCGAGAGGAAACGCATCTCTGAAGCCAGGAAATGCAACTACAACGGATTGAACGGCTATGGCCACACCAAGGCACACAACCAAGGCTATGTCCGCGTTTATGTCCCAGAGCACCCCTGTGCATCCAAGGATGGCTACGCGATGCTTCACACCGTTTTGATGGAGCGGAAGATTGGCCGGTATCTGTTCGCAGATGAAGTTGTGCACCACATCAACCATGTCAAGGACGATAACCGGCTCAGCAATCTAAAGCTGATGAAAACAAGAGAACATCAGGCGATGCACATGCGACAACGCCATCAGAAAAGGAGGAGTGACCTATCAACCGCATTTTCTTAATCGGAAATTTGACCCGTGACCCGGAGCTTCGCTCCACCCAGGCAGGCGTGGCGGTCTGCACCTTCACCGTGGCGGTCAACCGCCGCAAGCAGGGCGCCGAGGCCGGCCAGCCCGAGGCTGACTTCTTCCGGGTGACCACCTGGCGCCAGCAGGCCGAGAACTGCAACCGCTACCTGGCCAAGGGCCGCAAGGTGGGCGTGGTAGGCACCCTGACCCTGCAAAACTACACCGGAAACGAAGGCCAGCAACGCTACAGCCTGGAAGTGATGGCTGATGAAGTGGAGTTTTTGACGCCGCGCTCTGAGCAGGGTGCCTATGCTCCGGTTGGCGACTACCAGCAGGCGCAGGCTGGCAACCAGCAGAGGACGGATCAGCAGTCCGGCTTTGTACAGGTGGAAGATGATTCAGACCTGCCTTTCTAAGGAGGATCCAATGGAACGCTGGAAAGACATTCCTGGATATGAAGGCTTATATCAAGCATCAACGGAAGGCCGAATCCGGTCAGCTCCTGGCAAGACCACATCCAACGCAAGATACAAATCACGTGTATGGAAAACCAGAATCATGAAAGGGCGCGGCGACAATCCGAAAACAGGTAAGCGTGTAAATCTCTGGAAAGATGGAAAACGTAAAGAGTGGCTTGTTGCAAGGCTTGTGGCTATGACCTGGGTGCCTGGATTCAAGGACGGCATGACAGTCAACCACATCAATGGGAACCGCATGGACAACCGCGTCTGCAACCTTGAATGGCTTTCCTTGGCTGATAACATCCTGCACGGATTCGAGACAGGCCTCTATAGCAGAAACCAAAAGCGGGTACTGCTTCTGGATCATCGGAGCGGAAAACAGAAAAGTTTTAACTCCATGGCTGAAGCAAGCAGGTTCTTAGGCAAAGGAAACGGCTTCATATCCAGTCGCATTGGAAAAGGCCAACTGCGCATAAACAACATCGAAATCACCCCATGACCATTCGGGGGCGGATCCCCGCCCCCGCGCCCAGACAAAAAGGCCAGGGCTGGCAATCCCCTGGCAGAAGGAGCAACCATCAATGTTTAGTGATCTTTTGTTTTTATTCCTGGGCATTGCTCTCGGCGCAAGTGTGATGAAAGCCGCCGTGGATTATAAAGACCGGCACCTGCGCCGGGAAATGTCCAGAACAGAGCAATACAGGGCCCAATACGAAAAGACCAGGGTAACCCTCGCCTTCTACCAGGGAAGCGCACCAGCCCTTGTTGCAGCTCCAAATGACGATACCTTAGCACCCCTGCCCCTGGACCTGTTCACCCAGGATGACCAGGAAGCCCTCAACCAGGGCGTGCGGGTGGTGAAGACCAGGAAGGGAGGCGCCAGATGAGCCAGGACACCGAGAAGTGCTTCAACAGCGGAATCTATGTGCCCGAGGGCCGGCAAATCTGCCCCACTTGTGAGCGGGAGGCCAACGCCGCCATCAACTGCAAGACCGCCGAGGGCGTGCTTCGCAAGTGGCGTCCTGCCATCATCCGGGCCGCCAAGGCGCACCCTGCCAAAATCATTGACCAAAACGCTGTCTACGAGCTTGGGAGGATCGGCCTGCCCTTCTTCCTGGCCGAGCTGGCGGACCGGAAAGACCAAAACCACATGACCAGCTCACGCAACCTGCTGATTGAGGCCATTGCCCATACCCGTGTCCTGGTGGAGCGCCTGGCCATCGTGCACTGCTCCTCCGCTGAGGACGCCGACGCCTACCGCTTCTACCTGGAGCAGGCCGCCCGGTCAGCAGACCCGATGAGGTGAGGCTGAATGGCTGAACGCAGAATGTTTTCCAAGACCATCATTGACAGCGACGCCTTCCTGTCGATGCCCATGAGCACCCAGGCGCTGTACTTCCACCTGGCCATGCGTGCGGATGATGATGGAATCATCCGAAACGCTTTAGCCATCCTGCGTGGCCTATGCCTTGATACAGATGTTCTTGATCTGTTGGTTGCCACTGGCTGGATAACGGTGCTGTCTGATGGCTGTTACGGAATTACTCACTGGGAGGAACATAGCGGAATCGCAGAAACAGCCAAAAAGCGGCGGAGTTACAAGTATCGCTCATGGCGACAGGAAGTGCTGATTCGCGACAGTTACACGTGCCAACACTGTGGGAAGCAACCAGCGGTGCTTCATGTACACCACAAGAAATCCTTTGCAGGGCACCCTGAGCTGCGATATGAGCTCGACAATGGTATCTCGCTCTGCAAGGAATGCCATCTTAAGGCACATGGGGGGCGATGGTATGGGTAACCAGAAGTTTTACTGGCTAAAGCTCAAGCGCGATTTCTTCAAGCGTCATGATATCCGAATCATCGAGGAAATGCCAAACGGCAAAGACTATGTGCTGTTTTACCTCAAGCTGCTTCTGGAAAGCATTGACCATGACGGCGAACTGCGCTTTAGCGAAACAATACCATACAACGAACAGATGCTGTCCGTCATCACCAACACCAACATCGACCTGGTGAGGTCGGCCATGAGGGTTTTCACCCAGTTAAAGATGGTCGAAGTCCTTGACGATGAAACCATCTACATGACCGAAGTCCAGAAAATGACAGGCTCAGAAACTAAAAATGCTGTGCGTGTCCGGGAACATCGTCTGCGATTGGAGAGCTCCACAGGGCAGCAAAGCGGCAACACTCCCAAGCCTGAGCCGAAAACAAACGCAGAACGCCAAAGAATGTATCGAGCTAAGAAGGCATGTGAAGATCAACAACACATCCCCTACATTGAAGCTCACATGAATAACAAGCGTTACGGAGGTAACTATTACACCGTTATGCAGCGTGACGCATTCAAGTGCGCGTTATGTAACGCCGTTACACCTTTATGTGTGCATCATATCGATGGATATAACGAAGACCATCCCGAAAACAATGACGAGAACCGAATGGTTGTCTTGTGCAGGCCGTGCCATTCTCTTGTGCACGCGGGCAAACCGTTGCCTCAGGAACTGCTGGCACGCATTGGCTACGACCGTAACGTAACGCAACCTTGTAACACAGTAACGAAAAACTGTAACACAGAGATAGAGAAAGAGAAAGAGATAGAGATAGATACAGAGTTAGAGACAGAGAGAGATAAGAGTACGGGCGCTGCCGCGCCTCCTCCCACCCAACCCAAGCCAAAGCCTTCAAAGCCTGAACGGCGCAATTACGGCGAATACGGCTGGGTGCTTCTGACCCAGGAACAGCACGCGCGTCTCCTTGCAGACCTTGGCGCCGAGGAGCTTAGCCGGTGTATCACCTACATCGACGAGAGCGCCCAATTAAACGGCAACAAGAACAAATGGCGTGACTGGAACCTGGTCATCAGGCGTTGCAGCCGGGAAGGCTGGGGACGAAACATCCGTCAGTCTACACCAGCTAAGCCCGATACCCTGGGCATCCTCAACCGGATGATGGAGGAAAGCAAATGAAGCACGAAGACACCGTGAAGCTGATCGGCCTCATCGTGGTGGCCTATCCGAACTTTGACAAGTTCAAGGATGAAAGCCACATCCGCAGCACTGTAGCCCTGTGGGATCTGATGTTTGCGGATGATGACGCCGGCCTGGTGTCTATGGCGGTTGAGAAACATATCGCCACCAGCAAATGGCCGCCGTCCATCGCGGAGCTGCGGGACATCATGACCACCGTCACCCACCCCGGGCTGATCCCCACCGATGAAGCCTGGGCGGCTGTGCGCAAGCTGTTAAGCCAGCATGAGCACCTGTACAGTCCGACCGATACTTATCTGCCCCCGCTGATTGCCCAGGCAGTGGACGCCGTAGGCTACAGCGCACTGAAAGAGCTGAGCCGGGCCGCGGCCCGGGGGCAATCCTCCAAGGCTGGGCTTGACCGCGTCGCCTTTGTGCAGGCATACGAGGCCGCGTTGCAACGGGCCAAGGAAGAAGCCGCTATGCCGGGAAGGCTTAAAGCAAGACTGGACAAGGCACGACTGCACTACGCTGATGGAAGCGCAGAGCAGCTGCTCAGCCTGGAACAGGGCTACCGGGAGCAGCAGGAGCAATACCGCCGCCTCACGCTGGGCGGCAACCTATTACCGGAATCCACCTGCGAAAGCGGGGATTCAATAATTTTGAAAGGGGGACTACATGAACAAGTACGGCAACAAGCGCGTGGTGGTAGACGGCATTCGATTTGACAGCAAGCGCGAGGCAGCAAGGTGGCAGGAATTGAAGTTGTTGGAACGGGCCGGGGAGATCAAGGGACTTGAGCGCCAGGTCGAATATGAACTGATCCCCAAGCAGCCGGGAGAGCGGGCTGTGAAGTACATCGCGGATTTCCGCTATATTGACCACGATGGCAAGACGGTGGTCGAGGATACCAAGGGGGTAAAGACGCCGGTGTACATACTCAAGCGCAAGCTGCTTCTTTGGGTGCACGGCATCCGGGTGGTGGAGGTATGACATGCCCAGTATGCGGAGAGCGGACGCTGATATACGACAGCCGCCCAGACGAAAGCGGCGAGAGCGTGCGGCGCAGGCGGAAATGCAGGGTATGCGGGCACAGGTTTACGACGATTGAAGTAGATGCAGACAGTTTAAGGGACAAAGGAGGTGCAAGACATGTGGGTAATGAAACCGTCCGATAAACACGAACTGGACGCATACCGAGCTTCCGGCCTAACGCCGGAACAAGTAATGCAGTTAGCATCACAGGCAAATGGTGACATGGCACCAATCCCGTTTGCTGACCATGTGGTGGAGTATGACGGCGAGTGGTACGGGATAACCGGCATTCCCGGCCTGCCGGAGGTGGAAGGATGACAATTCGCGTCGTGCCATACGCAGAATCCAGGCTTGCACATTTCAAGGCAACAAGGGAGCGACGCCGAAAAACGTTGCATTGGTGGAAGTACCAGAAACCATACAAACAGTATGACGCTCAAACGATACAGGAGATGTGCTCCGTGTGGGTGTGGAAGAACTGAGGGGGACAGAGGGTTGAAACTCGGGAGCTTATTTGACGGTTCAGGGGGCTTCCCGCTGGCGGGGGCGATGCACGGCGTAACACCTGTGTGGGCATCAGAAATAGAGCCGTACCCCATCAAGGTGACAAAGGCGCGTTTCCCCGGCATGAAGCACCTGGGAAGCGTGCTGGATGTGAACGGCGCGGAGATAGAGCCTGTGGACATCATCACGTTCGGCAGCCCGTGCCAGGACCTGTCCGTGGCCGGGAAACAGGCTGGGCTACACAAGGGCGAACGGAGCAACTTGTTCTTTGAAGCCATCAGAATAATCAAGGAAATGAGGGAATCAACCGATGGAAAGCATCCAAGAATCGCTGTTTGGGAGAACGTGCCCGGAGCATTGCGGAATATGTGATCGGGTGCGCGAAGGAATTGATAGAGGGCAAACTGCCGGAGGTGGAAGGATGACAATTCGCGCCATATCATACGCGGAATCAAGGCTTGACCATTTCAAATCGGTGAGAGAGAAACGGAAGAAAACGCTGCATTGGTGGAAGTACCAGAAGCCGTACAAACAGTATGACCTGCAAACTATACAAGAAATGTGCTCAGAAGTGGGGCGCGAAATCAGTTACCTGGACGATGTGATAGAAATGCTTGAAAAGAAGGAGGTAGAATAATGTCAAATAAAATTAACTACCAATGCAGTAATTGCGGTAGACGCGAACAGACCAACTGCGCGATAGGCGTTGCAGAAGGTATGTTTTACCTCGGTTATCGTGCGCACGGCGATGTACTGTATTGCCCTGACTGCATTAAAACATGGAAAGATCGCAACGGCATGGAATATGACGAGCAATACAAAGACCCGCCGCACCTGTTTGCTGTGTGGTGGAACCGGCAGGTGCAGATGCAGATAACGGACAAGAGCAAAATCAGGACATATAGCCGTAATTGTGTTGGCGATTTTGTGGAAGATGCGGGCGAAATGGCCCCGAATGGGGATGAAAATGCTTAGATACACAGATATAACTGGCGCCAAAATCGACAAAGTGCAAACGGCTATTGATAGGCTGAAATCGTTTGAGCCGCCCGATGGTTACTATCTCGCGTTTAGTGGCGGGAAAGACAGTTGCTGCATCAAGGAATTGGCAAACATGGCCGGGGTGCAGTATGACGCGCATTACAATGCGACAACAGTTGACCCGCCTGAATTGGTGCGCTTCATCAGAAAATATCATGCTGATGTGATGATCGAAAAGCCTGAAATCCCCATGAGAAAACTGATCGCCAAGAAACTGATGCCGCCCACGAGGATCGTGCGT